ATATGTTCTCCCCATACAGCGGTGGGTATTTAGAGCATTTATAAGAAAACACTAATATTAGGAGTGCAGTAATATTATGGATGAAGAAGAAGAAATACGCGCTCGTTTAAATAGTTTGTCTGGACAAATAAATGCTGGTGCGGCTGGTGCTTTGGGAAACCCAATATATAAAAAAGAATTCCCAACAAGCGTAAGTTCTAATCTGTTTGATGTTCAGAGTCCGGGTATTCCTTTTGAACAACTTGCAGGACCGGGCGATGTTATTGAAGGTACTCCTTCGCTTTATGACAGGCTTTTCGGTCTTACTGAAAGAATTGATTCGCAAGGAAATGTAATTCCGGGCGATATTATTTCAACGATTCGTCATTCCTTGGCTGATGGGGATTATCGTATTAAACCATATCCAGATATGTCTCCCATACAAAGAGGGGCTTTTAATGTCCAATTCACATATGGACAAGACCCTGTTGGAGAACTGACAAATAGAATTCCATTTGGTTCTATTTTTGACCTTCCTTTTGTTGACCGAATAATTCCAGACTTCTCTGAAGCAGTAGATTATAAATTTGATCCTACAGTAGAGTCAATTGAAATCCCAGAACCTACTTCTCTTGAGTTTGAACCTTTTAAACCAGCAACTGTTGACTGGCCTACAAGAGATGATTATAGAAGAGATTACAATAATCATTACGAGGCTGGCTTGCGTGAATACGGCGATGTATCAAAGTTTGAACAACCTTGGTTTGACTCAGCGCCAAACCCTTCTTTATATGATATGTCTACATATTTCGGAGAAGATTTTTTTGAAAAACAAAGTGCTGATAACTTGCAAAAATCTCAAGAAAAAAATTACTTGGAAGAAGGAATAATTGATCCTTGGCTTGCTAAAGAAATAGAGTTAGAAGAAAAAAACATGAGAGACCTTGAAGCCTATAACAAAAGAAACGAGGAAGAAGAAAGACTCAATAGAGAAAAATACGATAAAATGGTAGCAGATATGCTGGCTGAAGAAAAAGGGTATTATCCAGAAGATATGCCGCCTGAAGAAAAATCAGGATTTGAAAAAATTCTTGACTTTATTTCTAGCCCTGATTTTGCAAGGGACGAAACATGGGGAGAAGCGGCAGAAATAACTCCTCCCTCATGGCTTACTCCAGAACTTTCTACTCAAAACTCAGAAACAGTCCCATTTCCACAATCGTTGTTGGATGAATTTCGACAATATTCAAAAGACCTTGAAACCGCTTTTTACCCACAAAGAGGTACTTTTGAAAATCCAAATTTACTTACACCAGATACTCAATTTAATACTAATATTCCAAACCCAGCCATACAAAATTAGATATTTTAATTTCTTTACTAAGTTAATCCGCCGAATTAGATGACCTTAAGAGAACAAAATGACAGAAAAACAAGACAAGTTTATTGAGACATACGTTCTTACTGGTAACGCTACTAAGGCGGCTATTGCCGCTGGTTATTCAGAAAAAACTGCTAAAGTTAAAGGCGCTCAATTAAAATCTCAACTATACAGTGAGATACAAAAAGAAACTCAAAAAATTATTGCAGATAAAATTCCTGCTAGTCTTAACTGGCTAACTGAGTTGGCTGAAAAGGCTGAGTCTGAATCTGTCAGGCTAGGTGCTATTAAGGATATTCTAGATAGAGCAGGTCTTAAACCTGTGGATAAAGTTGAAACTACCACGATTGACCAGATGAGTGCTGACGAAATTAAAAAGGAACTAGCCGCTCTTGGATACAAACACTAGGGCGCTAGAATTAGCAAAGGCTCTGAAACGCATTGAGCGCTTCAACAGGGTCGATTACTACGACCCCTACCCTTATCAGCAGAAGTTCCATAAAACAGGCTCAGAGGCCAACCAGAGGCTTCTCATGGCGGCTAACCGCATAGGGAAGTCATATTCGGGTGCGGCAGAGATGAGTTACCATCTTACAGGGCTATATCCTAAGTGGTGGGAAGGTAGACGGTACGATAAACCTATTACTGCGTGGGCAGGTGGTGTTTCAAACGAAACAACAAGAGACATTGTGCAGTACGAACTATTGGGTTCCCCAGATGATCCTGATGCGTTTGGGTCTGGTGCGATACCTAAAAGTAAAATTATAAAAACGGAACGCAAACCGGGCGTACCCAACGCAAAAAGTGTTGCCCTTATACAACACGTTTCGGGTGGGAACTCTTCTTTACACTTCAAAGCCTATGAAATGGGTGTTGATAAGTGGCAGGGGCGTAGTGTTGATTGTATTTGGCTGGACGAAGAACCTAGCAGAGAACTTTACTCCCAAGCCGTAACCCGAACTCTCGACAGAAAAGGCATGGTATACATGACCTTTACCCCAGAATCCGGCATGACAGAGACTGTAGCGTCCTTTATGAACAACCTACAGCCCGGACAGTCCTTAGTAAATGCTACTTGGGATGACGCTTCAGAGTCAATTACCTCCATGAAAGGTGAGAAAGGCCACCTAGATGAATCGGTAATGACGCAAATTCTGTCCAGTTATTCACCACATGAACGAGAAATGAGGCGCTATGGCCGTCCTAGTATTGGCTCTGGTCTTGTATTTCCTGTGCAGGAAGACAAGTTAATGATTGACCCTATGCCTTTAGAAGATTATTGGCCTCGTATAGCAGGTATAGACTTTGGTTGGGATCACCCTACTGCTGTAGTTTGGGCGGCATGGGACAAAGATGAGGATGAAATCTACATATATGACTGTTATAGGCAGTCTAAAGCCAGCCCTTCAGTACACGCTAGTCACGTTAAAACACGTGACAATAACGTGCCTATAGCCTATCCGCATGACGGAAATAGGCGAGATAGCATAGGTAATCCGGGTCTTGCTGACCAGTATAGAAGTTTAGGATGCAATATGCTATTGGAGCATTTTACTAATCCTCCTGCATTGGGTCAAAACAAAGGCGGTAACTCTGTAGAAGAAGGTCTTATGGATATGTTGCAGTATATGGAGTCAGGAAGATTCCATGTATTTAATACATTAACAGACTGGTTTGAAGAATTTAGAATGTATCACAGAAAGGGCGGCAAGGTAGTAGCATTTAAGGATGACCTTATGAGCGCTACACGGTACGCAGTGTTATCGCGAAGGTTTGCTGTTTCCAGCAGTGATCCAACTTGGACAAACGAAATAGAATATAAACAATATGGCATTATCTAAAACAACAGACGAAGAACTATTAGCAAGAGTACACGGAGAAGTAAGTGATGCTTTAGGCTATAACGACACTGTATCTAGACAGCGCGAATCTGCTATGGATTATTACTATGCGCTTCCGTTTGGAAACGAAGTCGAAGGCAGGAGTCAGTACGTTGATTCTTCTGTTATGGATACGATTGAATGGATTAAGCCTTCTCTTATGCGTGTGTTTGCATCTGGGGAAGAGATGGTAACATTTGAGCCTCATGGGCCAGAAGATGTAGAGTCTGCTAAACAGGCCACCGATTACGTCAACCATATCTTTACAAAAGATAACAACGGTTGGGAAATCCTATATAACTGGTTTACTGATGCTCTTTTACAAAAGAACGGTATTGTAAAAGTTTTCTGGGATGACTACGAAGATTACAATAGAGAGGAATATAACGGACTAGATGAGCAAGAGTTTGGTTTACTCGTTATGTCTCCTGACGTTGAGGTCATGGAGCATACTCCGTATGTCGATGATTTTGGTGCTAAACACGATCTAGTAATTAAAAGAGTTGCTTATACAGGTAGAGTTAAAGTAGAAAATGTACCTCCTGATGAATTCTTAATTAGTCGTGAAGCAAAAGACATGCACGATGCTAGGTTTGTTTGCCATCGTGTACGAAAAACTCTTTCCGAACTTAGGATGATGTTTCCTGATGAAGACTTTGATCCTAGAGAGTTAGGCGGTGGAGCAGATGATATTAACGCTTTTTCTTCTGAAAGACTAAGCCGTTATGAGTTTGATAAGTCTGCTAACTACTTTGAAGGATGGGGCGCAACTCAGGACAATGAAGAGGCTTTGCGCGAATACTATCTTTATGAGTCATTCCTAAAAACAGACTACGATGACGATGGCATTGCAGAACTAAGAAAGATATGTACTGTTGGTAATAAGTTACTCGCTAATGATCCTGTTGACAAGGTTCCGTTTGTTACTATTACACCTGTAAAGATTCCTCACAAGTTTTTTGGTTTGTCTATTGCAGACCTTATCATGGACTTACAACTTATTAAGAGTACGTTGATGCGGAATCTTATGGACAATATGTACAACCAGAACTTTGGTCGGTACGCAGTCCTTGAAGGTCAAGCGAATCTGGATGATTTGCTATCCCAACGTCCGGGCGGTGTGGTTAGGGTTAAATCACCTAACGCTGTTATGCCTCTGGCAACACCACAGTTAGAAGCATCATCTTTTCAAATGCTTAGTTACCTTGACCAACAGAGAGAGTCGCGTAGCGGTGTAAGCAAGATGAGTCAGGGTCTTAATGATAAAGCCTTAACATCTCACACCACAGCAACAGCGGTTAGCGCTACCATGACTTCGGCTCAGTCTAGGGTTGAATTAATCGCAAGAGGATTTGCTGAGACTGGTGTTAAAGAATTGATGAGTTGTATATATGAACTTGTTCTTAAAAACCAAGACAAACCTAGAGTAGTAAAACTCCGTAATAAGTGGGTTCCTGTCCGTCCTGATATGTGGCGTGACAAGATGGATTGCACAGTTGCCGTGGGTATCGGTAATGGTAATCGTGACCAACAGTTGATGCACCTAACTACAATGATGCAGTTTGCTGGTGATGCAATGCGTGGTGGACTTAAGATTGTTAATGAAAAAAATCTTTATAACATGGGGGCCGCGCTTATTAGGAACATGGGTTTCCAAAATGTTGATGATTTCTTAACTAACCCAGACATGGTTCCTCCACAACCTGATCCGGCAGAACAAGAAAAGCAGATGGAAATGCAGATTAAACAACAGGAGTTGCAGATAAAG